TTAATCATCGGCGTTTTGTAAGGAAGCTTTTTGAATCTGATCAAATGTAATGCGCTTCACAGATAAATCAGTGTCTAACAATAATTCCTTTTTATACGCATCGGTACCAGTGACCCTGCCTACCTCATCATGCAACTTGTGATTATCCCATAAAGTTAATTTAACAAGCTTTTGCATCTTAAAAGCTCGCTGTATGGTTTGTTCTATTTCTTCAAGCTCCCATTCGGTCAACTCACGCTTTTTATCATAAAATTGTTCTTGCTTCCATTCTCTGATTTTCACAAGATGTTCAGGCAACATCATTGCTGTCCACTTCATATTTCCGCGGTCTCTTAACATCCCGAACAACCTCCACTAATAATCCAAATTCGATACACTCAAAATGTCTAAAAAATGCACTTTATGGACATCCATGTATTTATCCTGAATGTGGATCATCTTTGTGTTTGGGTCCATTTTTGTTACCTTTCCTTCTAATGACCCTGATTTATTGTACACAGCAAACATCCGAAACTTACAATCTTCTAGTGCCTCACTTAAACTGTAGCCAAGCTCCTCAAGGTCAAACTCGTCACGTTCAGGGTGTTTTGGTGGTTGTTTTGGTTTTTCAGCAACCTTTTTAGCTGGATCCTTTTTCTTTGACTTTGCCATAATCATTCCTCCTAATAAGAACATTTGTTTGTATTTATTATAGAACTAACGTTCTGTTTTTGGCAATAAAAAAATGCCAGGTCAATAATGATCCTGACACACATTTTTTCAATAAAAATGAATAAGATACTTAAAAGAGGTGCAATTTTGAATAAAGGCTAATGCAAATTTGCAACTTTATTTGTTGAAAAATCTCATATTTAATGAGATTATATAGTTAATCAATTGAAAGGAATGGAAAAATAGTATGAAAATCTTCCAAGTAATATATGGTTATGCATTGCTCTTGTCGACTGTTTACCTTGTTACAAAGTTGATTTCATTGTTCATTCCAAATATTAGTTTAATTTTACCATTATTACTTATAGTCGCAGGTATTATTGTTCAGATTCGTCCTCATCCTGAACGTCACCACTATCCATTTGCGTTTGACCTTCGAATACTCTACCTGCATCGAAACTAGAAATTTGGAGTTGAGCCTTCAGTCTTTCAACTTCATTTTCTAGTTTTTTTAATGCCATATCATCTTCCATTTGTTTAAGCTCATTTATTGCTTTTTGATTTTCGATTTGTTTTGCTTGATATTCCAAGTCTTTCATTTCTAAATCTTTTTTTGATTTCTCAATTTCGATTTGTTCTTTTCTAAATGATTGGAAATATGGAATAATTCCAGGTAATCTGATTCCACAAATGTTTATTTCCCCCACCACAGCACCACTTAAAACAATTACCGTTGAAATTACAGTCATGGGATTTTCAGTGACAAATTCTAGCAATCCTGGACTTTGAACATTAGATTTAACTATCATTCTATCATTCATGATGTCTGATTGGTGTTTTATGATGGAGTATAGATCATACCACTCTTCAGAGTCTAAACCCTCTTTTTTGGATATTTTTAATGTTCCATGACATACATTATCTTGGACATAAATTGGAGCTAATAATTGGTTAATATAATCCCTTTGTTCAGATAAATTAAAAATGGTTTGATGAGCAGATAATATCCAATACAATTTTTCTGATATTTCTTTTCGTGATACTTCTTTAAGCCATGTTACTTCTCTCCTTTTTAAATAAGGATTAATCGGGTATTTTACTTCATGTTTTGATGTGACTTCTTCTTCTGTAATTTCATATATGTCACTAGTAACAATACCTATTAAAAAAGTTGTAGATTTCTTGGATGGAACTAGAATTAAATCACCAATCTTCATCTCATCAATAAACTTATGGGTTCTCCCTGCAGCATGTGCAATTTGTTGAGTTGTCCAATCTTTTTTATAAATATCTAAATAGAGACTTTTATAATGTTCGATAACATTTCCGGCAAGGCTTTCACGATTACATTCCGTTATCATTTCGAGTGTTATTTCGTTGTCTGAAATAGCAATGAAGTTATTTAGGAAAAAATCCTCATAATACTTACCTCCATCAGCTCGAACTAACCAATATCCTGTACTACTTGGTATTTCTAATACATCAATGATCTTTTCCATCTAACTTCCTCCATATGTAATTTTATCTTTTCTATAAATATAGCAGAAAAAAGGTAATTGGTTAAATAAATGGAACAATAATCATTCTAATAATATAGATAATATTCCCTATTTACCTAAAATCGTATTAAAAAATATATTTTAAAACAATTGACTACAATACATTGAAAGAGCAAGAGAAGAAGATCCAGGATTTATAGAGGTTCGTAAATCAGAATTCGGTGTAACAGTATAAATAAAAAAAGCCCATTACCTATTAAGGTAATGGGTCTTGGGTTACAATTGAGCTTATATAATCATATCACTTCATACAACTTTGTTGTTTTGCTTTCGTTGTTATAAACGATCTTCAATCCTAACAGTTCAGCAATCTCGCGCACTTGCACATACGTCCTATCGTCTTTAATAATGGCAGGAATGGTTTTGCAATCATTAAACATAACTTTAGCTTCTATGGTCTGTGACACTGGTACTTCCTCCTTTTTTATAGTATATCCAATATGTCCAGCCAATACTGTTGCCACAGCTTGGCAAATCGCTTCAAAGTGTTTGTCCATCAGTTCAACATCTTTTTTACTAGTGACAAAACCAAACTCAATTAAAATGGCTGGTTCATAAGTACGTGCTAACACACCTAAATCAGTACGTTTTTTAGCACCTCTATTTTTCATTTCACTAGTGTTACTAATAGCATCCACTACTTGTTTTGCAATAGCCAGCTGATCATAGTAAAGTACCTCAACACCAATCCCTTGATCAGTTAATGCATTACCAGCATTAAGGTGGCCAGATACAATAAATCCGTTTGTATCTGCATTGTGATGTGCAATTAAGTTGTTGATATTTTGTGTTTGATTTTTTGAAATTTTATCTTCGTAATATGTCGCTGGCACACCATTAGCAACGCAAATGTCGTAAATTCTTTTAATAAATTTACGAGCGTATTGTACTTCATCAACAAAACCGCGTGCTCCAGTTCCATCACCATAATGGCCAACATGAAATTCTATTTCTTGAGGTTTTGTCATTGCTGTTCACCTTCTTTTTTTGCCGCCTTTAACAAATCAAATGTACCTGACGCCGTTAGCCCTGCAATAAATCCAGCAATCAACATGATATACACTGGATAGTCAGTTAACGGCCACAATCCCAAACCAATAAAAATACCAATCACTACTGATGTGATTGGCATGTATTGTGCATTAAGATTAAATGTCTTTTTAAGCACCTCTGCTACTGCTAAGACAATTGCGACCATCATCATTGCAATCATAAAAATGTTTGTTAAATCCATTATTCATCATCCTTCTCTTTGTTTTTATAAGTATGTTTTTCCATTCGGTCCATACGCCCTTCTAACGATGTTAAACTACGACTGATTCCTTGCATTGCAGTTGCTTGCTTACCCTGCGCTGCAGTTAAAGCCTCTAAATTTTCCGTTAGTTTTTGTTCTCGTTTTGCTGAATTCCAAAATACATATACGACTAAGCAAATGCACAAAATCGACCACACAACCTGCGAGTTTGCGATATGACTTGCTGTTGTTACTGCGGATACAATATCCATTCAATCACCAATCCTTTGCCCTATTTAAAATAAAAAGCCATGAGAAGCATCAAGATTCAGCACAGTGTACCGTTACCCATCTCGATTGCTCTCATAGCATATAAAAAAAGCCCTCCCCAATTATTTGTGAAAGGCAACAAACCTATAAAATTAGTTATTTTTGATACTAATTTTATATAGAGCGAAATTATTTGGTCTTTTTGTAAATCTCCCTCTGATCTTAAATACAGTGTAATACCATATCAATAAGTTAGGTTTTTTTAGTATTTTAATCGTTTCTATCTTAAATTCTTCTCCAAATATTTTAATAATAGTTTTAATTATAACTTCATGTGTATTGACATGTAACTCGATATGGTTATTTTCAAGCATCCAATTTCTCACAACACATAAATCATTTTTAAAAATATCATTTAATTCTTTTCTTTTTAATAATGTTTTTTTGATTCTTTTTTTGATAGCGGTATAAATAGTCATTCCTTCTTGGGTATATTCAAAATGATATCCATCATTATAAATACTAGAAATTTTTAAATTAAGTTCTTCAGTTAGCTCTTTACTTCTCTTTTTTATTGTTATAATAATAAAAAATCCTATAACTAAAATCGCAATGATAAAACCTAACTCAAACCCCAAAATGACCAACCATATAATTGTGCTCCATAAAGAATTAGTAAAAAAATACATTGATACTGCTGAAACAATGAATATTAGCAATAATAACACCGCTAACTTAAGTAATATTCGACTTAATCTTATCACACACGTTCTCCTTATAAATTGTAATAATTTCATCTTATAACAATTTAGAGATCTTCACATCTAAAATAACGCTAGCCTACACTGCGTTATTAAACAATAAAATTGTTCTTTTTGTAATATAAAAAGCACCCTCGGATGAGAGTGCCTTAATTAATGTCATGTACAGTCCATACAAATGTATAGTCGATAAATATTATTCTATCCTTTTCTAGCTTTTCTAATTTTAAATCCATACCATCGTTGTAACGGTCTATAATCTCAAACTCTATTGGTTCAGAAGTTTTCGAGTCAATTAGTTCTACTGAAATAATCGGTGATTCCCAATCTATTATCCCTACAAATCCTCTTAGCCTTAAGATATCGTCTTTTACCCCGAATGAGCTTTGTCTACCTTTTGTCCATTTAATTTGTGGATTATTATTTATTAGTTGAATTACATGATTATCTAAATTGCTGATAAATTTTTCATTATCCGATATTATATCAGCTATTTTTTGTTCTTGTGACTCTTTTAATTCTCGTAACTCATCTCTGAATGAAGAAATTTCCTTTTGAACTGTACTTGTAACATCATCGATTCCTTTTTTTACGCCTTTATTTATAGCGTTTTGCACGATAAAATATAAAGCTACCCCTACAACAGCAAGTAAGCCAAAAAAGATACCAACAACAGCAAAAAACCAATAGAAACTATTGTTTATACTTCCTTGAAAAACTTCCATTGTATCTTTTAAACCTTCAAATTTAAGTTCAAGTTCAGCTAACTCCTTTATTGTCTCCTCTAAATTCATTATTTCCTCCACCTTGTTTAATTTTACAAGGAGAGTATATCATTTTAAAAAGAAATACAAAAGTTGGTAAGAAGCACAACAACATATAAACAACGACAATTACCAACGAAAGAATAGGATACTTTAAAATAAAATTATCAATGACTAACAATGTTCCACCTCGTTTTTAGACATAAAAAATACACCTCATCTATTTATAGGTGCTATCATTTTTATGCTATTCAATTATTTTTATTTACCATGAAACTATTGGCTTATCAGTTGACTGTGTATAAGCAATCGTTTGTTGATACTCCGTTTCTGTTACAAAGCCTTTTACAAGCGCATTATCGATTTGTTCCAACGTATAATTATCAGCCGCATATTGCTTCACTGGCTCGTGATAATCAGCAACTACCGTCTCAAATTTTCTCGTCCCATGTACAAACACACATACTGCATACTGTTTTGTAAGTAGATTGTTAACTGCCATCTTAAATTCCCCCTGTTATGTTAATAAGATTGATTCCATTAATTCAAGTAATGTTGAATCTGTTGCTGCTTGTGCTGCTTTTAATTCCTGTACTTCCTCACTTAATGGCTTCTGAAAAACTGGCTCAGTAGATTCCTCTGGGTTATTTGTGTCTGAATAAGTAAATTCAATTTGCTTCGTTTCAGGATTAACACGATAGCCATTGCACTCAATGAAATCTTGCGCGTACTGCCCAAAAGTTAATTCAAGTACATCAAATGAATCCAGATTACGCTCACTTAATACTGAGTACGCTACAATATCTTGTTCAACTGTAGTTTGTCTGACACTACCTTCTTTTTCTCCTGTGTCTAGGAATACATTACCTGTAGCAATTTCATAATAAATTCTTCGTCCTATTTTCATGTTATCCATCCCTTCTTATTCCCCGTAAGCTATCCATCTACACTGTTTGCCAATTAAATCAGAACCATTACCATGAAGTGGTAGAGTAAAGCCATCTTCCTTTATATGTTCTCCTACGCTAAAATTCGTTGTATTGCCATTACTTGAAGACAATTGAAATTGTGTAGTAATTGCATAGCTATCTATATATCCGTTATTCCCTTCATTAAAAACTGTTAAAAACCTTGTACTTGAATATTCCTCAATCGTTGTTAAAATAACAGTCTTGGGTCGAAAAGTTAAACCATTTATTGTTATAGTTTTTCTGTCAGTTGTAACTCCTGAGCCTGTCTTAAAAGTCACGCTGGGGCTAGGAATTACAGCGATTCCGCTAGCACTTCCGAATTTATCAAACAATTTTTTAACTAACTCTAACAATGGATCAGTATTTGAAGAACCATCATCAAGCTTTGCTGCTAAATCATTTTTAGCTTGCTGTATGACTGCATTAATAGCAGCCATTGTGTCATTGCTAGTAGCTGGCGATCCAACGACACTAGCTAAATCAGCCTTAGCATTGATACCTTCCATTGTCTGCAGAGCTGAGATAATGTCGCTTAGTTTTGCCGTGCTATCTAAAGGCATACAGTAGCCCCCTTTATTAGGAATATATATAAACTGTGTATTGTTCGGATGGACCTGTTACTGGTAATTGAATATCGTTCATACTTACAAGAGCATTACCAGTTAATCTGATAGTGTTATTTTCACCATTTACTGTTATTTGTTTATAACCACCATTTTCAGTTTTTGCCTCTTTAACAAACACTGTTGTTACTATTTTGTCTTGCCTATACACTACTATAGTTGTAGGTTCAAATTCTAAAGCTGTTATCTTAATGTAATATCTAGGAAAAGTTTCACCATTTGAAAAATTAAAAATCAATGTACCGGAACTAGACATCAATGATACTTTAGCATACTTCTTTCCCACATCTATATTTGATATTTCAGCTAAGATAGTTGTCCATGCTGCACCGTCTGGCAGATTAATACCCCCATCTACATCAACCGCATTCACGGCCTGTGCAAATTGTGTTTTTAAGTCACTTTCATTGGCTTCTGCCTCGTTTACAATATTTATTAGCGCTTGCAAGTCGGTGCTGGAAATACCCCGACTACGTAATGTAAAAAAAGAGGTGTCTTCCACCACCTCGGCAAATCCTTTTTCTAATAAATTGATAGGTTGACCTTCTATATCGACTAAAGGTTTTGATGATGCTCCGCCATTAAGTGATACTGTGAGTGGTCCACTCAAATCATTAGCAATTTTGATAAACAATCGATGAGTGCCAGATTTCCTTGTAAGTCTCAATTGATTGCCTACGATTATCGGTGTTTGATATTCAAAGTCTGATAGATTTTCTGCTATTTTATCGTCAACATATTTCCGACTTGCGATAACTATAGTTGGATCAACTGATAATTTCACCACATCTGCATTGTTAGTCTCGATGACGAAATGTATTAATGTTTCTTCTGATACACCTTCAGACAATTGCGGCTTATATTTTTCAGGATATTGCCCTACCGCAATAAGTTGGTTTTGATCGTCAAATACACCAATTTCTCGTATTGTAAATCCGCCTGCTGTTACTGGTATTACTGCATCAATAATAATTCGATTCTCATTATTTGAATCAATCGTTACATTTGATACAAGTCCTCGCCAAACCTCATTCACCAAAGCTGTTTGATTCTGCGTTGGAACGTAGTGAGCACCATTCCCATCTCCTAACGCAACGTACTCAAGACCAACTTTACTTTGTGTAACCTGTGCGTTTGCTATTTGAGCCAAACCGATAGTCGTTATAATTGTTCCATATTGAGCCACGATACCTCTCCTTTCGTTACATAGGTGTTAATGTTATTTCTGTTGCAGTTTTGACGCCTACAAGGCTGTTACTACGCGATTGTTGTAATACGTCTTCAATGTTCATTGGGTGCAAGGTAATTTCTGAACCACTCATCATGAAACTAGGGACATATAAATTGGTGATCAAACGTCGTGCTATTTTTAATTCCATATTCAGTGGTATTACCCGATCAAGTGTGTAGTCGATTTCTCTATCTACAGACGTATCAGTCGCTTCAAAAACAAAAGTTACTTTACAATCTTCAACGTTTAAATACTCTTCCCAATTCCCTGCCCCAACTAAATTATCTAGGATTTCCCACACTTTACGTTGCGTAATCGGTAATCTTGTAGATTGCCTTACAATTAACCTCCGTCTGCGAAAATCTAATGATTCGGTTGATGGATCAGCACGTATGTCATATCCACGCTCACGCATTCTTATGAACTTTTCACTGGCAGTCATGATAAATTGTTCGCTTTCTACTCGTTTTCGAGCGACATCTAAGTCATCTAATTCAACAGTTATCGTTTCTGTAAGTTCATCTGTTTCTTTAATGCCATCATAAATATCTGGCAGATTTCGAGCGACACGATTATCAAGCATCTAATGTCACCACCCCTAAAACTGGCACTTGATTGTGAGCTAAAGTGAAATTACTATCTTCACCATTAATTGTTGATTCAAGCACATCACTTATTCCGACAATATCTAGTGATCTAGATTCGATTTGCAACTGTCTTATAATTAAAAAATTAGAGTTTTGCCATTCTTTTTTAAGCGAAAGAAAGTATTCATCAATCATCTCTTCTACATCACTTTGCAGTTGTCCAAGTGTAACGTTAGAAGTAACTAATTTTAAGTAAATATCTATAACAACAGTTTCGACCCCACTTACTGTTACTCGATGTCCGTATGGTGCTAACCCAAGCCCTTCACCACTATTCACAATCGGATCTATTATCGTTTGTGCTTCTTCAATCAGTGTAGAGGTTGGTGGATTAAAATTGGAATCGATAATAGTTATTCCTACTGTACCTCCGCCTGCAGGTGTCCTATAAGGCTTCACCCCACCAATTCCATCAATACTCATAACCTTTTGAAAATAGTCATCCCGATTTCCACCGTAAGGTATTTGCTTACGAGTGAGGAAAAAACGTCTACGGAAATCCTCCGTTGGTTCGTCATCTTCACCAGGAATAAGTAGCTCTGTTAGTTCTGCTGTTTCTAGACCATCAATGTATTCAATCGGTATTAAAATTCCGAATTGAGTATTACCAATAACCCCTGGTGTTTCACATTGCATTTCATAAACACCTGGTGAGATACGCTGGATAGCTATATAATCGAGCTCTCCTAATGAAAATCTGGACCCAATGGGAATGTCTTTACTGAATACACCTTTTAATATGGCATTGGTTGCCTCGTAAGGATAGACGCCATATTCTGCAGCACGACGTATGAGATTTGGACGAGAAGCTGTTTCAGGAAATGTCTCTAAAATAATACTGTCTAACGCTATATACATTTCTTGCAGCTCTTTCGCTGTCATCGCGCCAGTATCGTAGATAATAGCTCCCTCACGCTTGTCTACATCATTGCTGATTCGCTCTAACATACGTTCAACAATTGCTTCAAAGCTTTGATGTTCAAACATTAGGCAACCACCACCTCTTTTGTTATTTCAATTTCACCTGCTATTGTATGAGCTATAAATTGAACATGCACTTTATTCTTTACATGACTAAAAGAAAAAGCATCAACACTTTCGATACGATCATCGTGTGTTAACGCTTCGGTTATAAGTCTTTTTAATTCACTGTATACGTAAGGAATAGGTTGACCAAACAATTTTGCTATTTCAGCGCCATAATTCCATGAATATATTAGATGGTCATAACGCTCTGTACTTAACGCTTTATATATAGCCTGTTCAATAGCTTCTCGCCCATCTGCATAGCCAACAATGCGCTTTCGTTCTAAATCTAATTTGTAGGTGCGAGAGGGTTGGACCACTTCTTCGAAATCTGCTGTTAACTCTTCATCCAATTTATTTTGTGGAATCATCAAACCACCTCTTTATCGATAATTAAGTACTGTTGGCCACCATGAGCACGAATCATTGTCACCTTGTCACCTTCAATAAGACCATTGTGGATTTTAATCTTCTTGCGGCCTTTATATTTGTGTATATGGCCGTCCGTTTCTTCCGTTTCATGGTCAACTGTTATTTCTACTTCATAATCCATTACAGCACGGGTGAGTTTTAATTGTTCCTCTTTTAAAGTAAGTTTTTGGTCAATTTGAACCTCCAACGGACTTTCACTTAAAACAGTGCCATAAACAACCGTAGAGAGCTTTTGAGCATTGATAACACCAAGGACTAACTTCTGAATTTCTTTTAAAATGTCCTCCATGCTACGCAATGAAATCACCGCCTATTAACTTCAAATCCATTCGATGATCAGATTCTTTGAAGATGTGTTTTACCGATTCAACCATCATAAAATTAGCTACCGTAAGATCACCAACATACATTTGTACAGCTACCTGACTGCCACCACGTACAATTGGATCGCCAAACACTTTATTAATGTGGAGCTTACGTGATTTGCGGTTATAAAGCTGTAACATGCCATCTGCCTTTGCTTTAGCGTTATCCTTTTCTCCTAACTTCTCTGTGAGTTGCAAAACGCCCCACTCGTTGATTTTGCTGCTGTCTTGAGCGATGTAAATTTCACGTTTGCCTTTCTTCTTATCTTCACGTATCAGCTTAATTTTGTTGTACGTATTTTCATCAATAGATGTAGTATATTCAAACGATTCCCCTGTGCTTTCGTCAATCAGTAGGTCCGTTTTAAGTGTTCTGGCTTCACGTAAATTCAAAGCTCCGAAATCATCATAAAGCACATATAAACTTTTAGTGTGTAGAGTCGTTTCAGCTAAAGCATTAGCCATGATCGTGAACAGTTCTTGATTATCTTCAACCATAGAGGGAATGACATGCTTTGTATTATCTACAGTGCCTGTCTTTAATCTAAAGTCTTTGGCAATCATTTGAAGTACTTGGGCAGCCGTTTTTTTGGAATATACATAAGTGTCTTTATTTTTAAAGTAGCGCAGCTGATCATAGCAGGTAACAGTGATAACCCTGTTATTTGTTCGTTTCTTGGTAAAGACAAAACCGTAAAATATCTTATGGCCGTCATATTCAAAGCGTACTGCGTCACCTTCATGGAAGTTAAGTACTTCATCCTTAACTACTTTGAATGTCAACTTACCTGGTGTACCTTTTCGATGTGTTTCCCACTCAATCCCTTCCTCTACAGCACATTCGTAGAGTTGCCCTCTACTCATGATATATAGTTTTGATTTAGCCAAGTTTGATCACCTGCCCTGCTTTAATGACGCTTGGATTACTGATGTTATTGATTTTTGCTAGCTCGGTATACTTCGAGCCATCACCTAAATACTTCTTGGCAATGGCCCATAGTGTTTCTCCATCTTTTACGGTATGAGTTTTTGGTGTCGTTTTACCTGTTGTTGGCCGTTTTTGCTCTACAACAGCTTTAGTAGCCGTCTTTGCAGTGCTTGTTGCACTACTAGCTTTAGCAGTAGCTTTCAAATTGATTTTTTTATTGCCATAAGCTTTATACTGCTTTAATTTGATTCTTACATTGACATCAAAGCCATTTTCAGCCGATTCTAATATCTCGTATTCTTCAAGTGCTACGGTCATGTTGGTGTCAAAAAGTAGGTTTCCATTAGGCATCATGCGATTGACAATAAACTGAAAGGGCTTGTCATCAACTTTCAGCTTTTCTAGTTTTTCGAGGTAGTAGGTAGCTGGCTGAAAACCGTTTGGATAAACAGAAAACGGATATTTGACGTTTGGGAGTAGTACCTCAAACTCAATATCCGTTAGTCCTGTTTTCTTTATTATGTTTACTTCGCCTTCGTTCATCAGAACAATAGTTTCGTTACGTCCATTTATCTTTGTACTAAGCTCTGCAGGTGCAACAGGAAACTGTACACCATCTACAAAAAAGTTATACATCTGTTGAACCTCCTTCAGCTAGCATTTCGGCAACTTCTTCAACTCGTTCTCCGAATTTATCGATAATGCCATCGATGTCCCGTTCGCTGTTAATATGGTTTTCGTTTTTCATATCCACTTTGATTTCGGCTGTTGTGTATCGGTTGATGGCTTCACGTTCGGCGATGTCACGAAGGTATTTTAAATCCTCATTCATCATTTTAATGCCATCAGCTGCTTTCTTCGTATTGTCAGCTGTTTTTTTGCCTGCCTCATTGCCTTTGTCCAACTTGTCACCTAATCCAAGAGCATCGTTAATTGACTTCATAAGCGCATCGGTATTGCCACCTTGTTCTTCTTTCGAATTAAACAAATTGGCACCCCAATTGTAACCTGTATCCCAAGCATCACCTAAAGATTTCATCTCCATTTTAGGAGCTTCCCAGTAATCAGCGGGGGCTTCACCAACCCAATCTCCTAATGCGCCTTTGAGACCTTTTAAATCACTTGTAATAGACGTTGTATGAGCGATTTCACTACCTTTTCCAATACCAATTTTTGCAGCAATATCAGATGGCAATAAATCAACAAGCCAGTTCCAAGCTCTGATAGCGCCGTTCACAGCATCGACCATTACATTTACAAAATTAGTCGCAAAACTATCCCAACCATTTGTCATCGAGATAATCGAATCTAGAACATTTGATGCTAGATTATAAAACAACCTTTTAACTGAATACATCGGATTTTTCCAAACATTTACAAAAAATTCAACATAGGAAGCCCACATATTCCACAAATAAGCTATCACATTGAAAATTGCGGACCCAAGGACCATAAATGCTCCAGCAATAATGCCTGTTGCGCTTATAGATGAGCCTGTAAAATGATTTATTGCGGCAACCGCTAAGTAAATTATCGCTATTAAAGCAATGATAGCCATTACTACCCATACAATAGGGTTTGCCAATTGTGCAGCATTCCATAGCCATTGAACTACTGTTATAGCTATAATTGCTGCTCTTGCAAGAGTCAAATATGTTAACAACACACTAATCACTCCTGCTACTCCTAAAATTATTGGTCCTATTAAAGACCAATTATCATAAATAAAGGCACCTACTGTTGAGATTGCAGTGAATACGTATCCTATAACGCTTGCTATTAAATATAGAGCCTGTGTTGCGCTAGCAACAAATTCCTTAAATCGCTCACTATTTGCAACATCATTTATTTGTTTTAACATTGGACCAAATGCTCGCAAGGCTTCATTTTGAAAATAAGTCCACATTTGTGACCATGTTACTGGCATGCTGTCAAACTTTTTATTGATTTCATCTGTAGCCGCAAACATTGCATTTTTTACAATATCTGCTGTAATCATTCCATCAGCAGCTAAATCACGAATCGCGCCTAGAGGTTCTCCCATATAATCTGCAATAGTTGAAATCAGGTTTGGTGCTTGTTCAAAGATCGAGTTCAATTCATCACCACGCAACACGCCACTAGCTAATGCCTGTGATAACTGAATAGTTGCATTACTCGCTTCTACAGCACTTGCCCCTGCAATACCGAATTGTTTTTGTACAAGTTCAGTAAATGCTACTACCTCGCCCAAGTTACTGAACGAATCACGAGCATTGGTACCAATTCTCGAAACCATGTCAGCAGTATCTTTAAAAGATGAATACGAGCGTTGAGCAGCGTCATGAATCATCTGTTGTGCGAGTTCTATATCGCTCATATCACCTAGTCCAAAATCAACTTTAGCTAACTGATCAGGGATAACAGGCATTTCCTCTACCAATAGTTGTACACGTGCTTTAGTATTTGTTAACTCATCAGAAATCTCAATTACTTTACCCAAACCCTGCAAAGATAAATAAGCGCCTATTAATGCCATTACTTTACTAAGTAAACCACTCATCTCATCTGTCCCATCGCGTATACGGTTGTTCAGCCCTCCTTGCGCATTATTAGCAGAATGGATTTCTTGTTCAATCTGATTCATTGAGTTGGCTGCAGTAGCTAAATTTCTTCGCATTAACTCAATTGATGAACTATCGAACATATCGCCAGAAGCTACATTCATATGCTCCATTTGGTTAACCATCATTGAAATAGCATTATGCATAGCTCTAATGGGTTGACTCAAACGATCTTCAATTTGGATTGCAGTTCGGATTGTAGCCACGATCTCACCTCATTTTGGCATAATAAAAAGCACCCATAATTGAGTGCTATTCTTTGATTCGATATGTACCATCGGCATGTTTAAAATATTTTGTTTTGCAAAATGGACATTTTACAATATTTGTTACCATTTTTATTTTCTTGCCGCATGTTGTACATTCTTGGGATTTAGATAGTGCAACTTTTATAAAAGCGAATGGTATCATTAAAACAATTGCTATTACAAAAAGTACAATAATTATTGTTAACATAATCACCCTCCTCACTATAAATATACATAATATGAAGAGATTTCACTATACTCCTAGAAGTAAGTAGGATCATATGTGAATTTAGCGATTCCGAAAGATTTATCCTCTATTTCTTGAATCCACACATCATCAACCTTATCGGAGACAGGACTGTATCTTAAAGCGAAATTTGTATCTGCAACTTTCTTTATTTGATCATTATATTCTATACCGAATAAAGGGAAGATATCATCTTTCTCTTCAAAATTCATTGTTGAATTATCGTATCCCCAGTATTGCCCCGAATAAACATTAAGTCGTGTAACAACATCATCGAATAATATAAATTCAAACTTATTTTTCTCGTAAATATACAATTTACCTACAATACTTTGATTAGTTTTTGGCACTGTCCATTCAAAGTCCTCGATCTTTTCAGGATTTCCCATAATTCCGACCAATTGAGTGCTATTGATTTTGCTAAACTGCGTAGCATCAATAATAGGTTCAATCGACTTATTTGAACTTGAATTTGTACTCCCTGAAGAACACGCACTAAGTAAAACTAAGATAACTAGTGTCAATATTATATTTATTTTTCTCATAGAATCCCTCCTCATACACAAATATACATAAAATGAAGGGATTTCACTATAGCTATTTAGCATAAATAACTCGTTCCTATCGCTTCTTTCCTTTTTTGGAACCTCGTTTTGCTTCACGCTCTTGCTTTTTATCTTCTTCAATTTTGATCTGTAGCGAAGCAATAATACAAGCCTTATCTGCTAGCGATAGAGACATATATTCAGACGGTAGGCGATGCATTTTATGGACCCACCAATGCATGATATTAGCGTCACCATCACCGTCCTCAATTAGTTTTTTATTTCTTCAACCAAATCCTCCAAATCGGCTTCATAACCATTAGCTTCTTGTGCCGCAGCTGATGCATCTGCAATTTCACCAATTGTTAGCATCTTACCAAGTAGTGCATCTGCACCCATTGCTTTATAAGAGTCTTGTAACTCTTTGTCGTTTAGATTTGGAAATACAATGGATTCAACTGTCAATAGACGTTGGTATTTAAAATGGTCAAAGTCCGTGTTAAATTGTCCTTTACGTTTTCCTTGAGTAATCATAGAACGTTTTGTACATTCAGACTTTAATTCAGCATCACGCTCTGGCGAAACTGGCGCAAACTCCCATTCAATAGGTTTCCCTTGTTCATCCACAAAACTTTTAGAAACAGCTCTCTTAATATTTCCATTTTGCTTTTTATTGTGTGCGAAAAATGCTTGTAGGTTAGACATTCTTTAATTCCTCCATTTTTTTCTCCATATTTTCAACAATTCGATCAATTGTGTCACTTATATCTGTATTCTGAAATACAGACACTTCTTGTTTTCTTAAAATTTCACTTTGGGAAATATCAATCGTTACAATGCTGTTGGGCTCTAATTTGATAAAAATATCTACATTTGTAGTTGAATCAACTATATTTTTAGCAAGTCGTTCAGCATTATTAATAAAATGATTACCTATATTTCTATAAATCTCTTCGAATTTATCTTCAGTAGTGACTACATCACTTACTTTTAGATTAGCCATATTGACTTCCTCCTAAATAAATAAGAGCCCACATTGTGAGCTCAATTTTTTATAACATCTCTTGTAGTGTTTCAAATTCTTCTGGCATATCCCAATCCTCAAAAGTAAAGTCAACTGAATCCTCTAGATATTCCGCATCAGCATCCAATGCTGCAATGATTCCACCATCCATATTACAATCGATAAGGATAGTCGTTTGGCGACCTACTGTAGAAGAACCATCTTCATTAGTAACTTGGATATCAAAATAAATATCCTCACCAGTTTCTTTATAACGTTTTAATAACTTGCGGAAAATTGATGTATTAAAGTGGAATGTGGCTGATCCCGTGCCTTCCCACCCTGTCGATTTATTCCCCTTACCTGTTTTGCCCATGATAGGTACTTTTGTTTTAGTCTTATCCATACGAGCTTCCAAGTTTATTAATTGAGCGAATTTATACCGATTTCCTTCAATGGTTACATACGCAACACCTTGGGCCCCATGAATAGCATTACGAGCATGCATAGTAGCCTCTGCAAAGTATTGGAGATTCAAAGGTAAGAGACTCTTAGGTTTCTTTTTTGTTTGTAAAAAGTCTTGTAATAAATCAGCAGCCATAGCATGTCCTGAAATCTTGTTTACTTTCAATTGTATCCCCTCCTTATGCTACCGTTGTTGTAATATAAAGTTGTGACATCGCAACAGTAGGAATCACAACCTCGTTTACTACAACGGCTTTCTTTGAATTGCCTTGCGCCACAGTTAATTCGTCTTTATTGTAATTTTGGATAGCCCGAATACGTTGCATTTCCATACGGTGTGCTCCAATATCCTTCCATAACGAGATACGGCCATCTTGATCATTCGGCACTTGACCCAAATAACGATTGTTGAACAATTGTGCTGTATCAATTGCTAGTTGATCTAGCACACGAATAACTTGATTCATATTGAAGTCCTCATTTTTATCAACTGTAAATGATGTAAATGTATTTACATCTTCAAGCACACGAATTTCATCCCCTACACGATGGAATACATATTTACCACTCTTTAATAATGTTGAAAGTTGAGATTGTGTCTTTGTTTCAGTCATATCAAGTGTAAATTCACCATCGTATCGTTTGTTTGTATTTGAGCGATTCACGGCTACTCCAGCTTGTGCTCCTACACCCCAGTAAACTGCTCCAAACACCTCTTCATTAGAACCAATAGCGTCATTTTGTACATCAATAATTCCTTCATGGTCGGTAGTACCAAGCTTATGTCCTACCAATTGGAACTTACCTCCCACTTGGTCACGGATGCGTTTTGTATACTCTACATACAGTGATTTAATTGAACTTTCAGAAGATAAGCAGCCAAGAGTATTGAAACCATAAGCTTCTAAAGCATCCAGTGCCTCTTGATGTGCTCCACCAGTAATGTCTGAACCATTAGAACCTCCAACTAAAGGTGTACCAGCTGTAACTGCCAATTCTGCATTTGTCTTGAATACAACAAAATCATTCGAGACTAAATCTTTAGCAGCACCAACAGCAATTTGTTCGTCAACCACCACATTTGCTAGTAATGTTTTAACATCGAATTTTGCTGGCTCATCAACATTAGACTGGATTACAATCGTAATGTCATTTCCTCGCACCCCTTTGTACTTGGCTGTAGCAAAATCATTTGTAGCTGCTACTGCATCTACTGCGAGTTTGTAGAAGTAAACTGTGATAGCGTTTTTGAATACATCACGAATACCCTTCAATTTAGAGTCCGTATATTCATAGCCAAAGATTTTACGAGAATCCTTTTGTAAATCTTCTTGTGTTACAGCGAACACATCACCGTCAACTCCCCAATCTAATGGGATTGGTAAACCGACATAACCACGATCAGATAAGTTTATAAAAGCTCTCGCAGCACTAATGAAATTTTGATACGTACCAGGTAATACTTTATTTTGTGTTAAAAATGGTCCTCCACCTAATGCCACATTATTTACCTCCTTTATCGAATTTATTTAAGATTTCATCCACCTGAACAAATGAATATTCTTTACCATCCTCTAACAACGCATTGAGTGCATCACGGCGATGATAGTATTTCTGGCTTTTAACAAGTTGTACTTTTGTGAATTGTGGTAACTTAGATATAGTGACTTTTTTGACATCTTCCCTATCTACTGGCTCAACCTTTTCACGAATCGCTTTCGCCAACTGATACCACCCTTTCATTATTTAAATAGTGATCCAATGATCCCATGAATACTTTTGCTTCAATCTCTTGTAAAAAGAAATTAAAATGAATGAAGTTATGTCCTATACCATCAACAACCTCGCTGTTTGCTCCTGTACCAAGCATTAGAGAACTATTTAACAGCGTTATTTCCTTTAATGCTTGTTGTACCTTCAATGTCATATTAGAAGCCTCAGACAAGCCGTTTTTAGGGAAATACTGCACGTTAAAAAGAGTAGTCACCTTCCATCGCTTACCGATTTGTCTGATATGCTCTAGGCTTAAAAATTGAATGAAAAAAGCAGGAGTCTTAAACCCCTGCGGTACTTCGTCAATATATTTTTTGTAATCTGTTCCGAAAGCTTCATGGAGCTTAACAGATATAGCTTTTTGAATATCATTAATCTCCATTGAAAGTCTCCTTTAGCATGTTGAATAATTTTCGTTCAAGTATAGCTGGTGCTTGTCCTTCAATTTTGTCAGCAGCTATTGTCATTGTGAATCGACCTTTTACCCATCCTTTATGATTTCGAGTGCGATGTCCGTATTCATAATAGCTACTGTATTCAGTTGGGTTGTAGACATCAATTTCGAATACCCCACCAACTTTTCGTATATTTGCATCAATTGTCCAATTGTTACGTAAATACCCTGTTATCACATTAGTATTATTCTTAACTTCACGTAACATACGTGCAGCTAATTCCTTAGCTGCTGCCTCACAGAACTTCTCAAAGTCACCTCTTGCAAGCTTGGCTAACTTTCGCTCAAATGCTTTTAATTGCTGATAATTAACACTCATTATGCATACCTCTCGAATGCTTCAAGCATTATTTCTTGATGGTCTGTGTAGACAGCAGGTTCACCACTTCTTGTGAATTCAACGGTTTTACCATGTTGAGTCACTATAATTTTAGAACCGGCCGGAATATCTAGTTCAGGTGCGATAAATAGTTTGGTAGTCTGAGCAATCAATGCTGGACCACCAGCTGGCGTTGTAGATGTTTGTTTTTCATATGACAGCTTACACTTTTGATCAGTGAACAATGCCACTTCTTTATGCTCTGTAACATGAGTAACGGGATTCTCTACCCCTTGCCACAGCTTTACTGTGCATAATCCTTTGTACAACGACTCTACAGCTTTTCTACGAGCATTTACCATGTGAGTACCCTATACTTCGAAAAGTCTGTATTGCCGTGCTGTAGATATAAGATGAAAGCATCAAACTGAGCTTCAGGTGTTCTATTTGCCTCAACAGCAAACACTACATTCGTGTCACCATCCTGTACTTGTTTTGAAACAGCTTCAAAATTAAGTGTTTCGATATCCAATAAACCCATAGCCTTTTTAGTAAGTAAAAACTCTCCTGCTACCATATCGATAGCAATTTCATTTAAACCTGCTGGAATCCTTGTTAAATTGGTTTGGTTATTAATATGGCTAGTCACTTTATCGATAGCGAATTTTAATAACATATCGTCTGAACTGCTTGGAGCGCTAGATAACGTTACTCCTAGTGCAGATAATCTCATTACTGTATCTAGATACATACGAATCACTCACTTTCAGACGTTTTACTTGATTGAGCAGCCTTTTTTGGCTCCTCTAATCGTTCCATCATTGACTCATTGAAATGTTTTTCATCAATCGTCAATTCATCACCAACTAAATAACGCTCTCCCTTATAACGTATAGGAAAAGCGCCGTTTTTCACTTTCACTTTAATGTTTGCCATCTCATATAACCTCCTTATGCAATCGGTTGCGCTTGGAACACATTTTGCGCTTCTGGGAATGATGGAATGGCTGTAGCTGCTGCTTTTGCCCATGTTGAAACAGGATCTTTTCCTTCTTCGTATACCATTCCAATTACCTTACCAATGGTAGTCATTTCTACGTCAGAACCTCCACGGATAAGGCGTGATTCTTCAGGAGTCGGTCCATATAACGATTCGCCAAGTGGTCCATCACCAAACATTACGAATTTATTGTCCGGGAAGTAGCTCTTTGTTGTGTATGTGCCATCTGCGTTTTGCTCACGATATTTCGTGTTTGAAGTTGATTCATACACAGCAATAGTAGGTAAGCCTTGTTGTGTAAAGAAAGCGTTTAAATCCGTTAAATTTGCCACACGAGCCGAACCGGCACCATATAGATAACCAATAATCTTCGGATTACGTAAAATAAGAGCTGCAATTTTTTTGGACGTTAACGCACGTGTTGGCGTAATATCTAACGCATCAGACCATCTTTCTAAATCTCCAAGAATATCCTCTGTACCTGTTCCCCATTGGTCAGTTCCAGCAAGTGCCTCTTTATGATCTGCTGGTACTCCATATCCAACCGTAAGAGTCTTAGGTGTACCATCTGCTGTATTCAAAGCTAATTTCAATTCACCCGTACTAAGTGCTTGCATACGCATTAATTCAACGCTAGCACGAACATCATTTGCTGCTTTGTCGATTAAATTAAAGACTCGTTGCATCAAATATTGTTGCTCCTGTGCTGTTCGTGGGAATTGCAATGCAATTAGATCCTTTTCGGTAATTTGATATTTCTTCTTGATATAAGCTGCTTCTAACACCTGTTTAGCAGCATCTAACGAGCCAATTTCTGCCTCTGTATCAAATGAATGCACCTTTGCGATGACAGGCAATTCGTTAGCCCCAACAAGATACTCAAATTCAAGTGTGTTATGCTTCGTTTCTGGAAAAAGCGCTTCACCAATACCGTAAGATTGGTACTTTCGCTCTTTCATATAATCTAATACAGTTTTTTGATTAAATAACTCTAAAACATCTGGCATATTGATTTCCCTCCAATTATCGGAATTTAATTTCTTTTAATGCTGTTTTCGCTGCTGCATCTGGAGCAGTAGGTAGACGATCTTCTAAAATATAAGCTTCCACAATCAATGAACCAGGTTGCGGTCCATTTGATACATCGACATCGGTAAATAAGATACCTTCTGCGGTAGCATCATTTTTAGGCAAAATAGTACCTGCCTTAACGATTTTCTTTCCGTTCGCATCAGCCGTTACACCTACATCACTCACTAAATAAGTAAATGCCTGTACCTTTGATGATGCTAAGAAATTTACACTTTGAAATCTTTCAATTGGTTTTACATATGGCATATTTAGCCCTCCTTATTGTTTAGTCCCAAGGGTTGTTATTTGTATCACTTGTACCTTTTTCATTCGCCATTTTCGCGAAGTTAGAACCCATATCACTCGTTCCTTCTCCTTCGCCTAATCCTCCAGCAGGAACCCACCCTTTAAATGTCGGTTGTTGCTTTTCTGGCACAAATAAAAAGGACTTTGATTCTTGCAACGATTTTAGTTGCTCATCAAGTCCTTTAGTGACTTTTCCATCTTCGCTTAGTTCAATTGTTGTTTTATCAATGAGGCCAGCCACCAAATCAACATCATGTACTTTGCTGTGTAATGACAATTTCAGTGCTGCACTCATGCGTTCGTCTTTCAATTGTTGTTCGTATTCCGTTTTAGCCGTTTCATTAGCCTGTTGAAGTTGTGCAATTTTTGTTCGAAGTCCATCAACATCTACCTTCTTCAATTCTTCCAGCTGAATATCACGTTTTGAAAGTTGTGTTTCAAGAGATTTTTTCTCTGTCGACAAATCGTTATATTTAGTTTTAGGCACTACATGTTTAGGGGCTTCTTTTGCTGCATTTGCTACAATTGTTTCGATTTGATCCTCTGCAATACCTGCGTTTTTTAATAATTCTTTTAACCAATCCATTTCATTACCTCCATACATTTTTATACAGGTTTGTACCTGTTGGTGGTGTGCGCTTCTTTATGGTCTAGCCTTTAAAAAGACCAAAATAAAAAACCATTCTAATGAACAGTTTTGTTGATCCCAATAATGCTACTTAATCTACCGTCTATAAATATAGCAATTGTTTTTGGCGTTAAATATTCAATTCTCAAATGATAGGACTGTTTTGATTTCATGCAACAAACCTCGTTCCTTACTCATGATATTATTTTTTCTTTTGAATCGACTTTCTACGATTCTTTAGTTCCTCCCATTCTGCAGCATTGCCGTATTTAACATCTTGGAAATCACTGAATGTTTTAATATTGAAATCTTTTCCTAGTAATGATTTATATTCATTAAACTGGATTTTATCGTTGACTAAATTGCGTTCTTTTTTCTTAGCAACAAGTATTTTATCTTCCCCATGCTTTTCTACCTGTGTTTGGTACCATTCTTCATACTTCATATTGCTTGGTACGTAATATGTTTCGCCATCTAAATCACGAGCGATTCGCTCACTGTAATCATCTTCGAACCAAGGGGCTGTAGTTGAACGACATCGTGGATGGAATGGATTAGCGGTTATACCAGGTTCAAAGTCCGCCATCTTAAATACCTTGCCATCCATGGAACGACAAATACTACTTGTTTTATGATCTAATGTTGCGATTATTTCATATCGCTCTACATCAAGTTCGCTGAATGCATCCTTTTGAGCAGAAGCACTAAAAAACGCTGATTCGGTCATGACTAGACGAGCAGCGTTAGAACGTGAGGTATTCATTTTTCTAGCTATCGTACTAATCATTCGATTAGGAACTTCACCGCGGGCTAATGACTGGATTAATTCAGTATGCAATGTATCAAGTAAAAGGTTTCTGTCTCGCCATATTTTTTGACTGAAGGTTTGACCATCAGCAGTCCAAGGCTTGCTAATCACTTTAGTTAATAATTTCTCATCTAGCGCTTGTAGAGTGAATCCTATTTCAAAAGCCGTTTGTATCTCAAATGCTGTGTGATAATACTGCGTCTGATATACATCTTTCATCAATCGCTCAAAGCCCTCAATTTGCTCACCATACAGTTTTTCTAAATGTTGCTGTAATTGTAACTGTAAACTCTCTAAACGGCTTATATGAACACGAGAAGAGGCATTTTCAAGTTGTTTCATCCATTTTTGATTAACAGCATTCTTTTTTCCATATTCGATGTATTCCTCTACTGTCCACCTAAACTCTCGCAGTTCATCACTTTTAAGTAACTGTTTAGCTTCATCAAGACTGATTTCGTTGTTTTCAGCAAAGCGTTGATACCATCGAGCTATATCCCTCTCAATTTCTTGCATAGTTCTGATATAGGCTCTTTCAAGGTCCCTGAAGTAGCTTTCGCTTTTCTCATGTTGCGCTTGCTCCAACATCTCGAACCGTCTACGCCAGTATTCTCTACTCTTGGCCATTATCATCACCAGACTTCGCATTCATTGCTTTAAAATGGTCATCATAGCCGTCAAACTCATTCAAACGTTCCTGACGCTCTTTCTTATTTCTCTGCATCTCTTGTTGAACATCTTTCACATATGGATGTTGCGCAATCTTTGTTTCTTCAGACAAGTAAGGTGATTTATTTAATACATCAACAACTTCCATCTCATTAATAAGAATGTCACGGTTAAAAATGATATTTACACTTTCGCCTTCATAATCACCTTGGCCTGAGTTAGCTAAATGCACATTGATAAACCATAGCAATTCTTCAAATGATGCTTGGAACTCTGTTTCAATACCATCTGCGTCAAGATCAATCTCGCTGTACATGGCTCTAATATTTAATTGATTCGGGTTATTTGCCATACGTTCGTCTTTAGCGTCATAACCGCGCCCATTTTCAATAAGAGCCTTTTTAAATAGCGATAAGATAGATTTGTAGTTGTCTGCATTGACTTCAATTGTTAACGTTTCAACGCCACCCTTAGCACCATCTGCTGAACGTACTTTAACAGTACCGTATATGGATAGGTTACGTCTAAATTCCCCCAAGTCCTGACCATCGTAATTGTGGAGAACTAAAATCGTATTTCGAGCATCTTCTTGCATGTTGTTTTCGAAATCACTTAGCATGATATTTATGCCATCTTGTAGGGATTTCACACGCTTGATTAGAGGGATTTCCTTGTTATTGAATTTAAACGGAATCAAAGGCGTTCGCTGCCAGTTCATACCTAATTCATTTTCACCATCACGTATAGTTATATAAGAGGTTTGGGATCTTGTTACATCCTTTACAAGATGCCCTGCGAACCACTGATAATGTTCCACACCATTTGCACTATAAACCTCTGCTTTCTCCACTACAACCTCTCTATCGCCCTCGTACTCTTTTACAGCATATAAGCGAATTGCGAAGTCTAGAATTGTTTGTTCTGAGTCCTTCCAGAACGGTATGATTTCATATGGAGGGAAACGTTTGATGGCAAACTCACCATTTTCGTCATAATACGGATAAAGCCAGCCGAGACCACCATTCAATGCATCCTGTCCAACACTTTTTAATGTGCGGTGGAAACGTTTATTAAAAATGTCTTGTAATTTCTTTAGATACTCTTCGCTTTTAGTTTCAATTGTTATTGGTTTACCTAGTTGATAGTTAACCTTTTGATCTACAAGCTTGGCATACTGGTTATCTAGTATCTTGTTATTTGGGAGGTTTCTATTTACCTCTAACCTTCCACCTTTACCAATGACCCATCGTTCACGTTTTAATATGTCTTGTTCACCTTCATAATAAGCCTCGCCTATCAGTATCCACTTACGTTTCTCCGACTTTTTAAACTTATTGATTTCATTTTCAAGCCATTTGATATCTGTTATGACATTGTTTGCACCAGCTGTTATGTTTTCATTGATGACGTCTGTGTCTGTAACAGCACCCTGATACGGAAAAAAACTCATGTTCTCACCTCTTTCTAATCAAAACTGTATGTGCTGCCACGCATATCTTCTTCGAACGCATAGCGTGTAGCATCGATAGTGTGGTTGTCTTTATCTTCTAAACGTGGAATTGGATTGCCATCCTTATCTGTCTGGTAATCAATGTTTTCAAATTCCCTAGCAATGTTTGGTGTACGTAATGGATCAATATAAATAGCATCTAAATCATCGAGCCATTCTTCACCGTATTCGACACTATCTGGACCTTTCTTAACTGTATAAATACGTGGTATACCTAACTCATCTCTTAATTCGGCATTCGATTTTGGCTCGGCACTTTCTGCTGCTATTCGGTCGTTTTGATAACCTCTTCCTTTTAAACCTTTAGCCAATTTACGGTTACTAATTTTGACACCATATATTTCATCAATGGCATAAATGCAATTTTTCTTTTTATCATAATGCCAGCGAACAAATGCCAATGGATCAGTAGCATAGCCGTAGTCGATGCCATTTCGAATATTGTCAAAGGATGCAACCATTTCGTCTGTAATCGAACCTTTTTTAATCTGTAAGTTATCAAACGGCACAACACCACTCCCTATTGCTTCACCAAGGTATTCCCAACGGTATTTTAAGGGCTTATTTTTCTTAACATTTTCTGCTTCTTCGATAAACTTTTTCGATAAATGCGGATTACCTAAATAAGTTGAATGATGTACGTAAGTATTGGCATCAATCATCGAACTCTCATATTTCTTATTCACCCACGACTGCTTTCGTTTCGGTGGATTGTAAGAATAATAAAAAGAGTAGTCAAAAGGGTACGCCTGCTGTCTGTCAGCTTGCGAGAATATCTTCCCTTCCAACTCCTCACGTAGGATTGAGTTTTCAATTGTCGTTACTTCATCTTCTGACTTAAATTCTGCTAATTCCTCAAACCATACAATAGCTAAAGGGAAATCAGCATCTTTGATAGATTTAATCTTTTCAGGATCATCAGCACCAGCAAAGTAAATCTTGTTTCCTCTGCCTAAGTAAGTGATTTCAAGCTTGGAGTCGACAAAACGGAATTGATCACGTACTCCCATTATGTTTGCGGCAGCTTTAAAGTTAGCGTACACAGACTTTAAAATGGTGTTTTGCACTTTCCTGATACCAAGTGCTGACACTGGATATTCCATGATGTCTAATAAGATACGCATCGGAATGTGAAATGATTTCCCCGAACCACGGCCACCCTTTAGTACATAACGTAGATGTTCCTTTGCTCTAGAGGCGCGCCAAAATGGTTTGAATTGCTCTGTAATGATACTAGCTAAACTTATACGCTGTTCTGCCATTACACATCATCCACAATAACCACTTTAGTTTCACCGTTCGTTTCTACCTTATCAACCCACATACGATAACGCTTACCTAGTAATTCAGCAGCTTTAATACGCTCTGTAGTAGTTGGCGGCATATCTTCATCAATTGTTTGGGCACCTTCACCAATACCACGCAAAGTTGCCGAAGTTGTCTCACCCCTTGCGATAGCAGTTAGTAATTCTAATATTTCTTGCTGATCTGCTACCCTCTTGGATTTTAATTCTTCTAAGCGTTCGTCTATATAGGCTTTTACCTTAGCATTTCCAAGCATACGACTTCCATTGGTGCTTGCTGTCGTTTCCTTCTTCACATTCGGATAAGCTCTTAAATACGCTTGTGTGGCGTTTCCTAGTTCGATGTAGTAATCAGCAAATGCTAATTGTTTATCTGTTAATTTGCGTTCAATCAATGGCATCACCCCATTATGTTAATCACTTCGAATATTTCACTCTCAAAAGCAAGTACCGACGAATCAAAGGGGAGGAAAGCTCTGCTCGGTACTCACTTTTCATGGCAAAATAAAAACACCCACGAAAATGGGTGTTTAATTCTATGGGAACATTCTTTTAGCAGTTTCAGTCGTTGATCTAACGATAGCTTCTGTTGCTTGTTGTTGTCTTGCTTCTGCTGCTAAATATACTTCACTAGTAAATCCTTTAGGGTCTACATCTACAGCATCGACCATATCCTCTGTTGCTTTAACATAAGATTCAAATGCGTTTAACATTTTATTATGGTCTGTTTCAAAACCGATAGGTGCCATTAGATTTCTGAAAGTATCTCTAGTGTTTTGCAATTGTGTCAAAGCAACTTTATAATCTTTAACCAAGTTCTTCAAATCATCCAAAGAACTAATTTCTCTTTTACTAGGATCACCAAATAGAGCAGCCACCACTTTCATTGATTCCCCAACATTCCCTATATTCATAGCATAGATTTGTTTATCAGACATATAATCACCTCCTAACTACCCAATCATAAACCAGAAGATGAAATATATGTAATAAATTTCTGCTCTCAAAACCACATCAAACTCTGCCCTCTCAACTCATAGCGTTTTGGCTGTTTGATGCAGTTTTCAAAGCAAAAGAAAAGCCTCCATCCTAAGATGAAAGCTTTGATATTGTGGTAATCCTATTGTTGAGAGCTCACTTGCGACTCGTGGTAGAGCGACACCACGTTATTTTGTAACGAATTGTGTTCTAATTTTATAGTGCATTTCCGTGCACTTGTTGATGTAGTAAGTTTGTTTAAGTAAGTTTGACTGAATTCTATGGAAAGTGGACGAAGTTCACATAGTAACCACTCCTTCAGTATTATTTGCCAATTCCCTATATCTCTTAAAAATATGGGCCGGCCATGTATGTCTTGCTCCGAACTAATTTGCGGAGCGCGGGTCGGTCGTCGGTCTGTCTTTCCCTAATATTTAGGAATTTATAAATACCAAGGGAGGAAAACATTGCCGCACCGACCTACCTCCGAGTTTACATCATATTTCTTCTATCACAAAACATGCTACATGTTTTACATTTGTTCCTTTTGTTACATTTGGTTCAAACGTTACATTTACATTTTTATTAAAGCACTCGTTAGTTGAATAAGGAAAGAAACGCTTATACAACAATAGCGCCCGATTGCTGAAGTTCGTGGATGACTTGCTCTACTCTCATCGAAGTATGATAAAACCAATCCGTATGAACACCCTTGGACTTGTCCAAGTCGCACAACAAACACGCCACTTTGTGACAGGTTTGCATTTGAGCGATTCCTTTTAGGGTTCATCATCAGGTCGATTGCTGTAAATACGTCATTTATTCCATTGTAAGGATAATCCATTATCAATTTTCTCGAAAGTTAATTTTGGACTAGGCTCATTAGGCTCTTTGGTTCCAAACCATTGATATGTTTTAGTATTAAACTTCTCAGATTCACTATACAAAAGACCTCTTCCACCAAATAGGAGACTAACTTGCTCAAAGCTCATACCAGATTCTAACTTTTGTAGATTCTCTTTAGTTACTTGGGGGTATGTGTATTGATCTCCGAGTTCGCTCCCAATTTCATAATGTTTGTTTGTTATCACGCCGCCATTGCCCTCATCTACCACTATGAGAATATCTCCTGCATGTTTAATGTATTGGCCATGGAGAGGGCCTTCACTATAGGGCTTCAAATCCTCCAACGTAGTTTTTCCAATTTGAATAGCTTCATATTCATCAATACCTTTTAAAGGAGCATCTACATTGATATAGCCCTCTCTAGCAATGTTACTAACTACACCAGTCAGTTCTGCACGTGTGACATTGTTGTTAGGCTTGAACGATCCATCCGCATATCCGTTAACAATCCCTTTTTCTTGCGCCCATAGGACCGCATTTTCGTACCATGCACCGTCTTTAACATCCTTGAACGCCCCACTTGCAGCACCTGCAGTTAGAGTCGCTCCACCTAGTACGACTGCTGTTGTGAACCCTAAAACAAAACCCTTTACCGTCTTCTTCTGCATTTATAATTTCCCCTCTTATTCCATAAAGTTTTCATTTATTAGATTGATAATATCATAAATCTAATATAAATATCATTATTTTGAGGTTGTTCAATTAAATGGCCCGATTGTTGAACAAATGTTATTAAAAAGAAGTAGCCCATTGGCTACTTCATCATCTGACTCAAAATATTATTTCTTACTCTAAAAATTGTCGTACTAGATAATCTCATATGCTTACCAATAGCACGCATGCTATCTCCATCTAGTAATCTGTGAAGCACTTCAACCTCTCTGTCACCAATCACATAAGAAATGCGTTTTTGCACCTCAGCAATCTTTTGCTCATATTCCTTAATACGATAATTTAGCGAGTATACGCGACGTTGTACCTCTGTATATACTGGATCACTTGTACCTCCACTAGCTTTAGGCAATGTTGCCTCAATACCATACATAGCTGTTTTCGCCCCAATGTAACTATTGTTATTAACCTTCGCTACTGGCTGCCTTGCTTCCTCAATAGTTTCAACCATCCATCGATAATTTTCAATCCACTGTAGTAAATTCTCTTTTGTTACTTTAATTTGCCCTTGTTTGCCCATTAGGTTTGCCCTCCTAAGTTGTGATATACTACTTTTACTAGATTGTCTTAAAAGGGCATAAACCAATTCGAGCTGTAGCGTCTGCAAACGCTGCGGCTTTTCTATTTTTATTTACTACGTTATTTACTCAAATTGTGCAGTAATTTTAAAATTAATAGTACAAATTGTTATTTTGAGAAGCATATTGTATAATCCTATTAACAAATTTCTGGGGGGTAAATAAATGGCATATTTAGCTTTGATTTGGGCGTCTTTAACTTTCATCTTAGGTTTCTATAATGAATCTAAAATCAAGAAATTAGAAAAACGTATTGAAGAGCTTGAAAAAAATAAACTCAATTAAGTCTTTTTTACATAGATAAATTCAGATGAGAAATCACATCTTTTTACTGCACAATTTCTTTCAATTATTTAGTAGAAATACTGCAATTATCAGCTGATAACCCTATAAAAATCTGATAATTTAACCATGATAGTAATTTTCATCTTCATCCTCTAATAAGCCATTCACAGCTTTCCATGCTGTTATTTCATCTTGCTCAATTAGCTTTTGTTCTTCTCTTTGGAAAGTTGCATCACGTGCATTTTCAATTAATGGTATAAATTCACCGTGATAATCCATCTCTATAAAGTCATCCCCATAACCCTTATATGGATTATCTGCACCCGTTAATTCTGTTAAAAATGCAAATTCATCAGAAGTTATTGCTACACGATTGAAGTGTCTACCACATACCGAAGTACTTGTGATCTCTGCATTTTGATATATCTCTTCAATGTTCATTTTTTGCACTCCTTTACTGAAATCTTTCTCTTGTTCTATCTCATTAGCACAATCAATACAGTAGACAGTATTATTGATTGTTTTTATTGTTTCCCCATCGGTTTCATCTCTAAAAATTCGTTCATTGCAAACAGGGCAAAAACGCCATTTATAGCTTTCTTTTGTATCCAAGATTGCCATTCACCTTCCTGTACAAAATCTTTCTAATGTTCATATTGTTTTAGTTATCTTCTTCGATTTTTCTTCCATACTCTTCATCCAAGCCAGAAACAGTTGCACCAAAATTAGGTTTATTCTCTCTGCTCATTTTATTGATAAACTCAGCTAAGTACTCTTGATATTTATCTTCTGAAATGCCTGTAACGCTGATTAATGCATAGTGTCTTTTCATTTCACTGTCTCCCTTCGTATAGCAACTCTGGATTTTCATAGATATTTCCTGCCTTTTTCATGCGCTTATTATCTGGCACGCCATTTTCGTCTACACAAGGGAATAACTCAAATCCATTCCATTCAAATACAACTGCTGTGATAGCTACCTTTGCAGTTTCATCACTGAAACTTGGATGAGAAACCAATTCACGTACAACTGTTTTAATCGCCACTTTAAAATATCGTGTTTCTCCATCTACTTCTAAGCTTGTAATATCGCCATCATAAAGCTCATTGTCATCCTGATCTGTTAAACCTGTGAATGGAAGAACTAGTCCTTCACCAGCGTTATCAGTACCTACTAACATTCCATTTTCATCAAGCGAATTAATTTCACCATCTAAATGTATTAAAACGCCTGGCGCCCATGATTCAATCATTTGTTTACCTGTTGGATACCACACATTAAATTTTTTATTCATTTCACTCGCTCCCTTCATTGATTTATTGGAATTAACCACTTTTTATTAAATCTTAATTTTTTTCCTTTTTTATTTTCTGTAATTGCATGTGTTCCATCATCTTGTATTACTTTGACTCTCATATTGTTCCATTTTGAAGAATTATACTTTTTAGGTACTTTTATGATATATTCCACTTGTATAAATACACCCCTCAATTTACTCTGTATAATGATTCAATTACTGTACAAAATCTTTCAACTAACCACTTTCCTCTTCCCTAACAACCCACCAGCCCTTGGCCCAATACGTCCTGCCATTTCAAGGTCCATAGCAATCAACGCCACGCTTACCTTACTTGCATTAAGCTTCTGAGCTATCTCGTTAATTGGATATCCTTGATTCCACATAGCTATGAAGGTCCCAATCTGATTTATTGTGAAATCAAATTTAACCGTTTCATGGGCCTCTCCAGTAAATAAGATGTATCGACTCTCTACTTTTGGTGCCATTCAATCGTCACCTCGGCTCTAGGCTGTTCTGAATAAAACTTACGAACATTTAGTTCAACGATTTGCGCGTCATCATGCCAGATGATTTTACTCATCCCATCCTTTATGCCCTTAATCAGGTTATCCGCATCAGGTTTCGTTGTAGGTCGTAATTCACCACTAGCTATTAACGCTCTTTTGGGTCCTGTATGGTATTTCTTCGGTGGCATGAGATAAATATCAGCCTGTAGTTTAATTGGCCCTGTAATCAATTCAGACGGCTTATTTTGCCATGCTACAAGCTTTACAAAGTCTTTGAAATTCTTGCTTTTAGGTGCATCATGTGTGATTACTTTCTTGCCATGTCTACTAAAGCGAGGTCGCTCTTGTGGTTGAATGACCCCTGGTATTTCAAATGTGAGTACGTTCATATTTGTCCTCCTATACGATTTCAAAAAGTGAACCTTGTATATATCCCATCTCAATAATTTGCGGATTTAACCAAAGGCTTTCACATTTCTCTTGTGCTGCCTCGGTAGTGGCCATCTTCGAAATCCTTGTCCATCCTTGTAATATGTCGTTATACATATCGTTGTTATAGCCACTAATCATGGCATATCCTTTGTGGTTCACCAGTGCTTCTAATAAAATTTCATGCTGTCCATCTGTCATTTCATGAGCATAATGTCGTTTTGTACGAGTGCTTAATAGATAAGGCGGATCACTATAAATCAAACAATCTTCTTTGTTGTAACGCCCTATCAATGTTGCAGCATCTTGATTTTCGATTTGAACATTCTGTAATCGCTCAGTAGCTTCTAAAACGACAGCTGGAAGCTTGCGCCAATCAGGTAAAGCGCTAAATGTTGTTGAATCGACGTTATGCCTCCATCCTGTACGGTCACTTGTCTTACCACCACGTGCCATCCAGCAACGAACAAGGAATACTCTAGCTCTCTCTAAATCACTTAATTGGCCTTGTAATGCTTCAAATGACTCGTTGTATTCTTGTCGTGAATATGGAGTAAGTTGAATGTGCTCGGCCAGCTGTTCAGGTTTCTCTCGAATTACTTTGAACAGATTCACAATGTTGCCATCAATATCATTCACTGTTTCGATTTTGGAAGGTTGTTTGTTGAATAGCACTGCACCACTGCCAAAATGTGTTTCGAGATAAACATTGTGCTCTGGCATTTGACTAACTATCCAGTCGGCTAAGTTCCACTTACTTCCCACGTAATTTAAAATCCTTTTCATTCCTTCACATCCTTTTACTAGCACTCTTAGAAGTCTGCTGATAAAACAACCTAATGCCGTTCTACCAGCAGCGTGTATATTTAAGCTGTTTTACTTTCTATCACTTCATCAATCGTAATTTGGTTTTTATTGAACTCAGCCTCTGCTAGTTCAGCCTCATGCTTTTTCTTACATGTTGGTCCCATACCTACATCAATTGATTTTTGAGACTTTAGCTGGCGATTACAACGTTCACATAAATGCATCTGTCTCACTCCTTTCTTATTTGGTTATTAACAATTCAAAAATCCTCTTAATTCAGCTTGTGATTTACCTGTTGGCACTGCTACTTCGACTGCCACTTTTACGAGCGATGTAATTGTCTCTAAACGTTCTTTTTCGAAACCGACTAAATGTACTTGTCCATCGATTTCAAGTAGAATTGAGACTTGAGCATTTGTGAGGTCTTTTTTCATCAATAGCCACTCTCCTGACGCTCGTGGTTAATCTTATTCTTTTTGAAGTAACCTTCTTCCACTTGCTCCCATGTAAACCCTAATTTTCTACCAAGATGATTAAAATGAAATAATAATGTTTGGTAGTCATTCTGTGATTCTGTAATAGTACTGCCGTTTTTACTATTCCAATACAAATCACCAGCGAATGCGTAACATTCTGCAAAAAGGTCGATTATTGATTCTTCATCATCTCTATTAAAATCGAAAATGTAGTCATGCTGAACTTGTAAATCTAAACCTACTGACAAAATGAAATGCAGACAGTCAACGTATTCTTCTAACAATGGATTTTTATCTACTACCAAGAAGCCTGCGCAATCATCACAGTAATACCAATGGTTCCCTAGTCCATGCCTACCTTTAACCTCATCTACTGGTGGATTCCCTCTGTAATAGCCTTTCTTTGCACAACTAGGGCAGTGAATTCTATCCCATGTTCTCGGCTTCTGATTCTTGCTCCACTTCTTAAACCCACGCCATTCGTTTGCACATTCACCTAGCTCAACCTGTAGAGCTAGTAGTTTCCAATCGAGATTATTCTGCCCTTGTAACTCTGGATGTTCCTGCATGATGTGCTCGTCCAATGCTGCCTGTGTTTCAAATAGTTTTGTTAAGTTCATAAACCCACCTGTTCCCTTTCAGTGTTAAATTCCAACAGTATTTGATAAGGTCGTGGATCAGCAGAAATGTAATTCATTCTACTTGCTACCATCCAACCTCTCTCCGTATCATCCGTAACCAAACGTTCTAATTCTCTTGATGTCCTAGCCTTGGTGATTTTTCTTAATGTTGGCATGTGTATCACCTCGATTAATTATTTAGAAAGGTAAATCGTCAGAATTAACCTCAATCGGCCCCTTACTATTTGCAAACGGATCTTCATCGACCCTTGTATAACTCGGCTGGTTGTTTTGACCGCCATATTGCCCCTGTGAACTGCCTTGATACTGTCCACCTGTATTTGTACTAGATTCGTAGTTTGATGCGCCCCGTGAGCCTCCTGTGGTGTCAAAACGATTGTCTAAGAACTCGATGCTATTTGCTATAACATCAGTAGTGAAAATCCTTTGCCCTTGTTGATTTTCATAACTACCAGTTTGAATGCGTCCAACAACACCAATTCGACTACCTTTCTTCTGATAATTTGCTAGACTTTCAGCAACTTTATTAAAAGCGATGCAATTAATGAAATCAGTTTCATCTCATTTCATCTCTCGATTGACTGCAAGTGTGAACCGCACTACTGGAACTCCTGACGGACTGTACTTGAGTTCTGGGTCCTTAGTCAATCTCCCGATTAGTTGAGTTTGGTTCATGCTGTTTCCTCCAGTAGATGACTGTGTTCATGAACGTTACCTATAACCTCACAACTTCTAAACCTCATCGAAAGTCTGTGCATACCTATAGCCCATTCTCCGTAGTTTGTATATTCAACCTCATGACGTTCGATAATGTCTCCAATTGATTTGAACTGAACAATATCCCCCTCAAAAATCTCCATACCATGTTTGTCCTTTAGGCCCGTGTATTGTCCTACCGATTTCTCATCAGCAATTCCATAAACGTTATCTGCATTTTCAATAAAATAAACACCATTTTTATTTCGAGTTAAAAACCCATACACCCATTTATTAAGCCCTTTATGCCATCCTCGAAACTTTATCTCTCTACTCATGCCGAAACCTCCCTCTTATCCCACACCTCAATTATTTTGAACCCTTCTCTTTTGAGTGATTTAAAATCAGGATGTGCAATTGGTACGGTAGCCCATATTCGCTGATCATTTTCTTTCTCGAACATCGTTGCAAACGTCTTGTATTTGTTGTACTCTGCAGGCTTTTGCACCTTAACCTTCGGTACTGACTTACGAGCACTAGGAATATCAATCGGAATGCCATTGCGTCGTCTCATGCGATCAACTCCTGTTCTTGTGCCGTGTAGTAAACCTTAGGTTCATACTGGTGATAAAATCCTTTCGGATCAGCATGCATAGCTAGCGCAACTTGTACCTCCAGCTCGTCATAACAAATTGTTTTCGATTTAGCTTCATCTCCATCACGCCAGATGATAACTGCATACGGTGTAACCCCAAAGCCTAAATATGTTGGATTCATTTTGCTTCACCACCTAAAGCTTCTCGAGCAATTTTATAAGCAGGCGTTTCCCAACCTTCCATGATAGGTTCTTCAGCTTCCATGATTTCTTCTAGTGCTTTACGCAGACGTTCGATTTCTTTAGTATCATCAATATTCTGTTTTGCGAATTTACCGTTAAATTCAATTCGTTCGAATAAATCTGCAGTCAATCGTTCATTTGCTTCACGGAATCCCTTTTTCTCACTCTTCAACGTGTTATTTGCAATACGCGCAGCATCAAGTTCAATTTTTAGTCGTTCAACCTCAGCAACAAGTGCTGGCACATCTTCGCGAGCACATGCTATAAATTTGGCATTCAGAACTGATTGAAATATCGAATTATCATGAACCTCCACATGATCTCCGTCTTGGTTAAACCATATATCCGTTATAAAATCGCAATCATCTGAATTTCTATCAATTTTCCACGGACCCGGTGTAGCCTTAGCCACACGTTCTTTAATGGCATTCAACTGTTCTTGATTCATCAAATTCACTCCCCACCGTTTTTTCAAAAACCTTATTTCCTTCGTCTAGCAATGCTTTTATTTCAGCTTCTAAGTGAATTACACAATCCTTCATAGAATGACTTATATAAACCCCTTGTTGTTTATCTAAATAACCACGTATAACTGCTTGTACTGTATACGAATATCTTCGTTGCTCTAAAAACATCAATATTTTTGTATATGGATCTTTTTCATTTTCGTATTTGCGTTCTTTTTCACGTCTTTCAAAATCTGTTATACAAGCCGATTCCACAAACTCAATATCTTCATGTTCATCGATGGCTATTACTGCGTGATAAGGTACAACTTTGTATTCCTTTCCGCATTCCGTACAAGATGGATTATCAAATTCATACATCCTATTTACAGTTGGTGGATTGTTATAATCAAAATCTGCATTATCAAAAACTATGAATCCTTTACATCCTCTGACGTTACATTTATGTGCTTCTACACTCATCCCTTCACCCTCCATCAAGGGGCTGTTGCCCCTCTAAAATCCGATATTTTTAATACGCTTGTCCGTTGTTTCTGTAAAAATAATCGTTTCTAAATTCTTCATCATACGGCTAATTAGCTTTGGATCATACATATTCATTAGCGCTTTACTTGATAGATTCGTAGTTACGATTGTTGATTTATCTTGTCGTCCGTTAACAACAGCTCGTAATAATCTGCTGGTGAAATCCGTAGCTTGTTTGTTCGTATCGATGTTTCCTGTTTCTGCTCCTAAATCGTCCAGTACCAAGTAATCAACGTTCGTTAGTAAATCGGTGAAATACTGTTCAGTGAATGGTGATTCCTTGTCATTAAAACTAGCTCTAATCTTTCTCAACATTTCATCGATGTCGATATATAAGCACGATACATGCAAGCTATTAAGAGCTTTTAAGATACTCATAGACAAATGACTTTTTCCTACACCTGGTTTGCCGTTAAACCATAGATTAAAACGGTGGCCTTGTTTGTAGCGTTCAACATATCGCAATGCTTGTTGTTTGTTTGTCTGTTCTTCGGCTGTCTGTGCAATATAGCTATCAAATGTTGCATCTAGTAACGTTTTGTCCTGTATCAAGCTTTTATTTGCGAGTGTATTAAACTTAACCTTTGCTTGCTGTTGCTGGAGTTCAGCTTTAAATTCAGCTTCGAATACAGCATTTTCTTTCTCGCAAAAACATCTAGGACAAGACTCTTTGCCATTTACGATCATCAGTTGAATATCATGTTTCTCGCATTTGCTAGAAGCCCACATCAACCCCGAGTTCACTTTGTGTAGTACGCTGTCCTTTTGTAGTGCCGTGTTGATTGCCTGCAAGTTGCTGCGCCTCCTTTTTAGCTAATAGTTGGATAGATGTTACACCTTCATGTTTCCAGTTGCGTAATGTTCCAGTAGCATATTTTTCTTTATTGGTAACTCGGCTATTTATAAGTGCTCGTTCAAATGCTTCGATAATAAGATCCGCATCATGATAGGTTGCTAGATAGTACTCGATATCTTCTCGCAACTTATCACTAGGAAACTTTTGCAGACGACTGACAAAGAACTCATATAGCCTTTGAGCATGCTGCGTGTCTGTAGTCAGTACTTGGTTATTATCAGTATTTGGTTTATTCAATACTTGGTTATTATCAGTACTTAGTAGTGTTCGATTTTCTACTTCTTGAAAACCTACTTCTTGGTTTTCTACTTCTTGCTTTTCTACTTCTTGAAAATCGGTAAGTAGAGAATTTATAGGTACTTCATGAACGATCGTTTCCCATTCTTTAATTCTTTGCCCTTCACGAATAGGTTTTCGTTCGATGTAACCACATTGTTTTAACTCATTGAAACCAGCTCTGAATGATGCCTTGCCGTCTGTTGAGTGAGTCATTAGCTCGTCCATATAAAACACCCAATCATCTGGCATTGAAAGCATGTATGCCATTATGCCTTTAGCTTTCCAAGATAGCCGGTTATCGTTCAATGCCGTTCGATTCATCACTACATAGTTGCTGTTCTTAGCTACTCGGATGATGCCCATTTGCCCTCGCCCCTCCTACTTACGCTTTCTACGTGGTCGATTAAATGTTTTATGATGCCACGCTGTCCATTTTGGTGCTGGTGGTAACTCTTTTGCCCAAGATTTAAAACCACGCCATAATTCGTCGTACATATACAACCCTCCATATTTTCAATATTCTAAATTTAAAACCTACAAATCAGCTCACTTGAAACTCTAAGATGTCTCCTACACTACAATTCAGCACCTTACAAATTGCTTCTAAGTCTTTTATTTTCACACTGTTTGAACGGCCATAATACAAGGCTCTTAGCGTTGTCATTGGAATGCCTGTCCTACTATGAATGTCACGCATTTTCAAGCTACGTTCAGCCAGTAAAACAGCTAGTCGAATTTTAATCATGGTTACCTCCTATAAAAGCCCGTCTTGCCTATCACAAATGGCGAAACTACCACTTACTTTGACAATTCGATAGTTTGGATATCTAGTCATGTATTGCAGCACCAAGCTTCTGATTTCATCGTTATCCTTCGCCTGCTCAAATATCCAAGCAGGCAGAAGGACTTTGTGAGGTACATTACTGTTCAATAATCATTTCCTCTTGAACTGGTTCTTCTTCAACAACCGAATAGTCAGTTACATCGATAACTTCGCTCATATCCTTAGAAACCTCTGTTTTAATAGTTTCATCAGCCTCAACAACCTTTTGAAGCTCAATTGACTTAGGAGCAAACTTTAATACTTCTTTTAGTACTGTCTTTTTGGCCATTGCGTCATAATTGGTCTTCCAGGGACTTGTCCAACCTTTCTGAACTGCTTGAGAGAACTTGTGAGCATGTTTTTCAATTCGTTCTCTTGTCCAGTAAACAAAGTCGTATCCTCCGTTTTTCAAGTGGTATACAGCATAGTAGCCGATTGGCTCACCTTCTGGGTTCTGCGAAGGAACATGTACTAAATCCTTGTGTAATCCATATGAGTATGAAAATTCATCTTCTTGGTACACTTCGTGGGCATAAATAGCTTTGTATTGACCACTTCGAACAGCTAGATCAATTAACCCCTTATAACCTAACTGGAACTGAACCTGTTTTCCGTAAGGGATTAAGTACGCTTGCCCTAGCCCTGTATTTGGTTCAACACCTAGTTGAGCTGATTGCATAAGTGCTGCTACAAAACTGATTTGGTCGCACTCTAGTAACTTTGGTGTTGTTCGAACTGCTGTTAATGCAATTCGAGCGATACGATCAGAATCCATGTGTTTCGGTAAAGCGCGTTGGATTTCAGGACCCATCTTTTTTAACAATGCATTTAATGATGATTCAGGCGTTACCTGCTTTGATACTTGATTCTGTGACTTTGCTTTTAATTCATTTGTAGTAGCCATTTATTAAGCCTCCAATTTTTTAATAGTTAGTCGTCGAGAAGATGATGGTTTAATGAATTTTTCATATACATCCGGAACCTCTACTTTCAGCCGTTTACTATCAACACGATTCGAAACAACTGTTTTATATGTCACCTTATGACGTTGAGAGTGCCCTTCTGTAGCGTTTTCTAACTTGAGCTTTAACTGATTCTCATACTCTTTCTTTTGCTGCTCTAACGCTTTAATTTCGCATGAAATGGAATCAATAGCATCCAATAGCACATCATCATCCTTTGTAAGCATGATGGCCGTACCGTCATCTTGTGGGTACATTTTTTTGATTAATTCATTGGTTGCATCCGAGCCGTCAATTGGTGGAGCTATATCTTTTAGGACATGGTTTTCCCAGAAGTCTTTCTCTCGATCTATGAGAATTTGAATAAACTCCTCGTCACGCTCAATTTCTTTCCAGATGAATTTATTGCCTCCTACAAGAACAGCGATATAAGCCTTTTCAAAGCCTGTGACAGCTAGATAATGATGGACTTGGCATAAGTAACTTGCTGGTATTTCTTCACCTTCCCATGCCTCTTTCACGTACTCACTAGCTGTCTTGCACTCAAGTACAGCTCGTTCTCCAACAACGACCCTGTCAAGATTAGCAAGCATGAAATCATGTTCTGGATGAACTAACATCTTGTTTAATCGACGAACCTTCTTCCCTGTTCGTTTGGCAAACTCTTGGGCAACAAAATCCTCTAGCGCATTTCCGAAATAAACAGCTTCGTTATCTACATCTTCGTAATATTGTCCAGTCTTTTCTAAAAACACTTGATAAGCACTTTTATATTGATTAAATCCCATGATTGCTCCAACATCTGACCCACCGATACCAGCGCGACGAGCGTCTAACCACTCGTCACGACTCATATCAGCAGTTGTAATTTTTGCTAAAACCATGCAAATTACTTCCTTTCGTGATATGATGGTAAAAATGATTTGTTAAGCCACTATTTCGAGTAGTGGTTTATTTTTTTGTGTAAAATTTAGCATTGTAGTTATCCTCTAAATACGTATGGATGTTGTCTAAATGAACGATATCTCCATTCGGAAACTCCATATAGTCGTCGTTATAAACGATTAAGCTACCGTAAAGATCACGAAATTCTGTCTCGATATACCTAAATGTAGGTACACTATTTACGGATTCAATCGTTCCTAATACCATTGGATTTTCAACTTCCATAAGTTGTCGCATGGGCTCACCTTCTTTCCTATGTATTTGATGGCATCCCATCAAGCAACTCACAGTGGCCAAGCATTACCGTAGGGAGACGGTGCTGTAAGCTGCTTGACGAGAGCGAGATAACTCTCGCAAACGTCTGATTTTATACTTCTGAAACTTCAACTTCTATGGCATTATCTTCATCAGCCTCAATAATGTTTACAGCTGGGAAGTGCCATTTAGCATCCTGCTTTACCTTTCCTTCTAACGCTATTTCTCCATAACCTTCAATGAAGCCACCATAGAAACTACCATTGTTGAAACGAGCACGGAATTGAGCAATGTGTTCAGCATGTTCTTCAAGGTCATAAAAGTCATAAAAAACATTACGGAACTGTTCCATCCAACTATCATTCATTACTGATTCATCTAACTCGATTACATACTTATCTGTTCTAACTACTTCGACCTCAAATTTTCTTTTCATAAATAGCTCCCTCTGTACCTCTGGCACTTATATATTTGAACAATCTAGTTTAATTTGTGATATAATAGACTTGTATATGTTGTCTCGCTGTTTAATCTTCGCTCGATTAAGCAGCTTTTTTGTATTCATTTAGCCTCAATAACACCCTCTTATCACAAAAGAAATGTACATAAATTAACCTCTGCTTTAATGTCATGTGTCGCCACGCTCTAGGCTTGATGCGCAAGTTTCTTCACCGCCTTTTGTAATTTCCCATCACTGTTCAAAGTTTCTACAGTAGACCATAACCCTTTTTGTCTATGAAGTATCTCTAGTTGATTCAACGAATTATGTAGGTGCTGTTTTCGTAGATGTGCTATGTCTGTTTCGCCTTTTTTCGCTAGCATTACGATTTCGATTGCCAAATCTTCGATAATTGCTACTTCTCTATTAATCTGATGATTTAGTTTTTTTAAAGCATCCAATTGAATAATCCTCCTACAAACATTGGCACCATCGGTATTAGTTGAGTTACTGCATTTACAGTGTCCATTCCAAACAACATTGCTGCAGCTGGTATCTCCGAGTTAGTTATGTTAATCCACTTCAAAAATGTAGATAAGTCCAATACCTTCCTTCCACTTTCATATTTGCTTACGCATGATTGAGTTATATTTAATTCATCCGCAATATCTTCTTGAGTCATTTTTGCTTTCTTGCGAAAGAGTTTTAGCATTTTTCCGTGTTCAAGTGCATCGAACATAAAAAGTCCTCCTAAATATTCCGAATCAGAATAAATTCCATTGTGGAATACAAATTTCTCCCAAGTTAACTTAATATAGTGATAAGAGGTTGTTTGCCCCAACCTCTTATGATTTCTACTAGATTGGTAGTTTGATTTATAGAGGCCATTTGCCCTGGCCTCTCCTATTAAATTGCTTTAACCAGTTGCATTGCCTTGGGTGCATTTGCCCGCACCCAATCGGTATTTGCATAAATCCATTCAAATAATAAATCTCTAGGGACTCTTGGGTGACCAAATTCTCTGGTAACCGGGAAATCTCTACGATTGAATAATTCAGCACATTTTGTTTCACCGATATCTACTAATTCCATGAACTCTTTTCTTGTTAATAGAGGCTTTATTGCGAATTTTGTTTGCCCATCAGCTACTCCGCGCAAATATGCTTTTTCAATAACAAGTGATAATTTTTGTTCAAATAAATCAAACTCAGCAGATTCTATATTTTGAACTCGCTCTTTGATACTCAATAGAGAAACCTCCTTTATTGAACTAGTTTTAATTGTCCTTGACCGTTACTTGTTGTGATATCCATTCGTAATGACGTATTTGGTTGCCACATCGAAATGAATTTAATACCCTCTGCAAAACGTGATCTTGGCAAATCACCATAACGAGGAATTTGGAAATGGTTTTTGAAGTCACGCCAAAATGCTGAAAATACTTGTTTACTTAATTGCTTATATGCATTTGCGTCTTTTCCGCCTACTGCTTCCATTACAGCTTCATTTGCTCGTTTTCTGATTTGAGCTTCTTGGTTACCATCGATTCGCATAGTGTCAACTAGTGTTTGCACAGTTTCTTTTACTTCAATGACTTCGCCTTTGATTGTTTTAATCTCTTGGTAGTTTTTGAGCGAAGCTTGTAGTGCTAGTTCTACTGGATCTTGTCCTTGTTGTTCTTGCTTTTGAATAAATTCTTTCATTCTTTTAAATTCTTGGATGAATTTAATTTTTGTTTGCACAGCTTCTTTCGTGTTGTAGCTGAATACCACGAGCGTGAACGCATCTTCTGTTAGATTAAATTTAGGTCTAGACTGATTATTTTTATCCAGATAGGACCCCTCCTCAAAATTGAGGGCGGCAAAATCTTTACCTGCATATTCCTTTTGCTTGCGAATATCTCGCAAGACATTGTCATGACCTTTCCCAAACATGCCAGCGATTGTTAAGCTGTCTGTTATTACTTGATTGTCTTGAATGAAAACTAATTGATTCATGATAAAACCTCCTGATTTTTATTAAAGGCCTCCTCCCTTTTTTGTCGAATAATGACAGTATGAGGAGGTGATATTAATGGGCGTTAAAATTACAGGTATGAATAAACTAAAAAGAATGCAAAGTGGTCTCAAAGAATTGTCAGAAATTAAATCAATACAGATCACTGAATTGTTGACAGACTCTTTTTTAGCTAATCACACTAATTTCAAAAACTTTATCGAGTTTGAGAATAGTGAAATCTTTAATCATTACGAAAATATTGAAGATATTCCCGATGACGAAATGGATGAGTTTATAAGACAAAACTCAAAATTCGATACTTGGGAAGAAATACTCGAAACAGCAACTGAAGAGCATTTTGCTAAGAGACTTGGTCTTTAGTATTTTGTGCTGAAATATCTAACTCGCAATTAGAAATCTCAGTAATTTTATTCTGCAGTTGCTCCACTAGAAAATTAGCTTCGTGGAGTAACTGCTGCAACTGTTCAAGGCCTTTAACATCGATTTGCACAAATTTTTGTTTTATGTCTGCACCCCCTTTCGCTTTATATACAGTTTTGTTGGTAATGTGGGGACAAATATCTAAGCAATTTTATTAGAATCGCAATCCGCGATTTCATTATCAAAAAAAATTTCATCTAACGTCACACCGAAAAGCTCTTTTATTTTCGGGAGATATTTAGTAGGTAAAACACGACGTCCGTTTTCGATTTGACAATAATAGTTTGCTGAAATACCGATAGATTCTGCTACAAATTTTTGTTGGATACCTCTTGTTTTACGCAACTGTTTAAGATTATTTTGTACAATCAGTTTTTCCTTCATGATTAGCACCACCTTTCATTTCGCGAATTGCGATTTGATTAATTACACTTTAACATCGCAAAATGAGATTGTCAAACTTTTTTATCACGTTTTGCGAATATTTATATAAAAAATCGAGATTTGCGATATTATTTATACAAAAGATTACATAGAAAGGTTGTTTTTCATGGGGGAAGAAATTTTACCTAGGCGCTTAAAAGCAATGAGAGAAGAGCATGGTTATCTCCAGAAATTTGTTGCTGATAAATTAGGAATTAAAAGTAATACTTTATCTGGATATGAAAATGGAACAAGGACACCTGACCCAACTATGTTATCTAACATAGCTGATTTGTATAATGTTTCGACAGATTATCTTTTAGGAAGAACAAATATTAGAAACCAAGGAGAGCTGGCAGCACACAGGTCTGACAATTTTTTAGAAGATTTACCAGAAGAAGCTGTCAAAGAACTTGAAAATTTTAAAGAATTTATAAGAACTAAGTATAGAAGCAAAGAATAAAGTGGGGAATGTTTAATGCCAATTGTTGATACATATAAATTATGTGATATTGCTTTAGTTGAGGGTATAGTAATTGAGCATTGGGATTTCCCCAAACCGTTGGATGCTGTTTATTTCTTTGAACCAGGTCTACCCCCTACTATTGGTATTGCAAATAGAATTAGATATGATTCTCCTTTGTTTAGATGTATTTTAGCAGAAGAACTAGGTCATCATTTTACAACTGTAGGAAATAATATTGCTAATCCCCGAATGAATTATCATGAACGACTTAGCGTCGGTAAAGTGGAATACAAAGCCATGAAGTGGGCGACTGAAACTCTCATTCCTATAGAGTACTTGCGAATAGCTATTTTACAAGAAAAACACTGGACCAATTGGGTCCTTGCAGAATATTTTGATGTTACGATTGAAATGATTGATTTCAGATTACAATTGCCTGATGCGGAAGAGTTGGTTATCTACACAAAATATAGAAGATACGGTTAATAACAATAACAATTCAATACTTATTACCTAACCACTTTTTAATGAGGTTTTTTTTATAACCCAAAATAGAACATATATTCTTATTGCAATACTGAATATGGGAGGAATGAAAATGTTTTGCGAGGAAATAAAATTAAAATCTGGTCAAAAACGTTGGGTCTGTGTTGCTGATGGTCCAGCTGACCCAGCAACTGGTAAGCGAAATCAAATATCACGTAGAGGCAAATCAAAAAAAGAGGCAATGAATCGAGTTAACGATGCCATCTATTCATTGAAAAAAGATGGTATAGATCAACGTGTTGGTCAAAGTATGACTTTCGACAAACTTGCCGAAGAATGGATTGAAACTTATGAATTAACTGGAGTTAAGAGAGGCACTGTTAGAATTAGAGAAAAGGAAATAAAAATTTTAAATAAGCACATTGCTAAAATGCCCATCATAGATATTACTCACTCGAAATATCAAAAGTTATTAAATAAAATATCTCAAGAATATGCACGTAACACTGTTTCGGGTGTTCATGTCTGTGCCAGCATGATTTTTAAATACGCTGTCAAAGATAGATTGATTAAAGATAATCCAGCTACTGGTGCCATTGTGCCGAAAAAACGTAGAACAGTTGAAGAAATCGAGACAGAAACAATCGAAGAAGGTTATTTAACTAGTGAAGAAGTGGAATCTTTTTTAAATGCTGTTACTAATCACGGTTTGGACCTAGACATAGAACGTTTTTATTTATTAGCTTTTACTGGTATGAGATCTGGAGAATTATGTGCTTTGAAATGGTCAGATATCGATTTCCGTAACAATACAATTCGCATTACAAAAACACTATATAATGAAGATAACAATATGCGGAAGTATGAGTTAACTCCACCAAAAACAGATGGATCAATACGAACTATTGAAGTGGAGAAAAGCATAATGGATTTATTAAAGTCACATCGTAAACGGCAAATGAAAGTAACATCTAGGTATCGCCAAGAGGAATTGAATGAATATCACGATGGAAACTTTGTTTTTTGTCGTGTTAATGGGTATCCGTATATCCAAAAAACAATTATCAATCGTATGGCTAGATTATTAGAACACACTAACATTAAAAAAGATGCAACTCCACATATCTTCCGTCACACTCATATTAGTATGCTAACCGAGGCTGGTGTAGATTTGAACACAATTATGGAGCGAGTTGGACATGATGACATGCAGACGACATTAAGAATTTATACACATGTTACTAACAAAATGAAAAAGGATGCCTCCGAGAAAATGACAAGCACTTTCGGAAACATCCTCCATAACATCAATTCTAATCTTTTTTAG